CGGGGCGATGAATCGGCGCGATGGTGATTACGAATGGGAGAAATAAGTAGGTGAAATGATAGAAATAGATTTTTCTATGGGTAAAATATGGGGGGGTTTTGTCCACGGAAAAATCACCGGAAAGGGGTTTTGGAGAGTTTTAAGTATTGTTTAAGTATTGCACCAAGAAATTAATTCAATTGATTTATTAAATCATAAAGAGTTTCCTTCCAGAGATCGGGGTCGACAATCCCCTTAAAAGAAATTTCCAAGCCCGCCGTTCCCGCCGAAGCCATCAAAAGGTTTCCGATGCCGAACGCCCTCTGCGCGATCCCCTGCCGAACATGAACGCTGCGAATATCTCGCAGCCTGACCTCGTCGGTCCTGTTTGAGAATATTCCTCTCCGCGCGATCGCCCGCTCGCTGGTTATGGTGTATCTGTGGGTTTCTCTCTTTATGGCCGGGACCACGATGAAATAAAGAGCGGCCAGAAAGAGAATCTTTGATCCCCCCCCAGTAGGCATCATCATCGCAAAAGAGAAGATCATGAGAACGGCGGCCAGAACAAACTCAGGAATGTAATTTTTATAGGATGGTTTGAGCAATACTATTGTGGTCTCCCGCGCCTTTATCTCCTGCCTTTTGACAGGTTGCGCTGACTTCGTCTCCCGGCCAGATGAAGGGGTAACAGGCTCGGGGATGAAGCTCACCTCTGCGGGCTGCTCAGGCGTAAAAGCAAACGTCTTGCCGCATTTCGGGCACCGGATGTTGGCAGGCTTTGATGGCAGCCGTTCATCGGGGATGCTCCCCGCAGCCTTGCAGTGCGGACATTGAAGTTTCATCTCAGCCCCTCCTATTCAAACTTCCTCCAGGCCCATTCCACCGCCCCAATGATCCGGCTCTCGCTGAGCCTGGGATAGCTGGTCTGGGCCAGTGGGTTGGCCGGAGTTAAGACCAGGTGATCCCCCATGAGGTTCAGATATTTGACGGTGATCCCCTCGTTAGGTATCTCCACTAAGGCAATCTTCCCCCTGATCTCCGCCGGGTCCTTGCGGGAGTGATTAACGCCCACGATGTCCCCGGGGTTCAGCACCGGCGTCATGGAATCCCCCCGCATCCTCAGACTGGAATAAACAGCTCCCGGCTTAACCCAGGAAGCATAAATCACCGTGTATCCCTCGATGTCGTTTTCGTTCACCTCCCGGGGGTCTCCCCCCGCGGCCCGGTCCGCTAAGAGCCTGATGGGCACGTAGTTATCGAGCCTTTCCCTCGACAGCAGCCCCTCCATCTCCGCCTGGTCATGGGCGATGATGCGGATGTCCGCCGGTTCCTGCGGCCAGCGCTTGTAAGCATGATCGGGGCCGGGCTCGGCTATCATGGAAATTTCCCCAGGCATTTCCCCTTCCCCATAGAGAAGCCAGTCACTCGATATATCAAAATTTCGCTTTAAAGAAATCAAGGTATCGGCGGATGGCAAATTAATATTATTCTCCAAAGAGCTCAAGGCGCTTATCGAAGTCTTTATTATTCCCGATAGTTGCACGAGAGTAAGATGCTTCTCCTTTCTAAAGGCTCTGAGCCGCCCACCGACTGTTTCCAATTTATTTTCACTTAACTTGCAAATTTCTCTTGACATGATTTCTGATATGTGAAATAGTAAGACAAAACAAGTAAAGGATTGATACCAAAAAAAAATGCGATTAAAACCTCAAAAGATAAAAGCCATGCTCATTGAGTTGGGTATCTCTCAGGTCTCCATCGCGAGAAAGCTGGGAATCTCCCGCGCGGTCGTCTGCAGCGTCATCGCTGGCCGGGACACCTCCCGCCGCGTCCAGGAGGCCGTGGCCCTGGCCCTGGGGAGACCCTTCGAAGATATATGGGGTCCTCCACATTAAGAAATCAAACGGCGTTTGATTTTTTACTCACTTTAAAATTTTTTTGAGCGGTTGTCAATGTCAAAATGTGATGAAAATTCGACATCCTGCATGACGGGCTTCTTAGAAATCCTCCAGGAGGAGATCCATACCTGGATATACATCCAGCGCCGCGACCGCGGCCTCACCATGCACCGGGCCTGGTCGGAGCTGGCCGAGGTCCTGGGCGTTACCCAGCGCCAGGTCCAGCGCTATTTCACCGGCGACACCCCCATCCCCTCGGACCGCATCGTTCCCCTCTGCCGCTTCATCGGCTCCTCGCGTCTCGTGCACCACCTCGCCTTCGAGCTCAACATCGAATGCTGCGACTCCCCGGACGCGGACGGTTTAGACACAGCGGACATCGCCCAGGCCCTGGTTCAGACCGTGGAGCGCTTCGGCCGGCAGGCCGCCTATCTCTCCCAATCTTTTCTCAAAGAGCCTAACCAGGAGGACTTCCGCAAAATCAGGGCCAGCGGACGGCAGGCCCGCGCCCATATTCTCCACTGCGAGAAATTATACGAGGCCATGCTGCGCGACCGCAGCGCGGCCCTGGAGCAGAAGGCATTGAGGCGCAAGAAGGCCCGGGCGGAGAGGATCCGCCGGAGCTTAGAGGCAAAAGGACAGATGCCGCTGTTCAACGGAGGCGACCATGATGACCATAGTTAAGAGGGACATGGAGGCCGGCCGGAAAAAGCGCAAGTCTCCCCGGACCGGCCGGGACTTCCGCCCCCGGTGCCTGAAATGCGGGGAGCGGATCGCCGGGACCGCGAAGCAATGCCCGGCCTGCGGCCACGTCATCGGGTCCGCTCTTTTGACCAGGCAGGCGTTTTGACCAGGATCGAGGATAAAGGAACAAGGACAAAGGAGATAGAAAATGGGCAGAAAAAACAATCGCAAAAAGACCATCCCCGCCGGAGGTCTCCCCGCGATCCAGCAGGCCTCGGAGAATATCCAGGGCCCAGCGCCCGGGATCCAGAGCGCCAGCTACGACGCGATGGCGGCGGCCTGGGAGGAGACCCTGGCCGGAATGGACCTCCGCTATAAAAAGGCCCTCGAGGACATGCAGGACCGCGTCATCGCAAAGCTCCTCGCCCCCGAGAGTGGCTGGCTGGACAAAATCGGCCTGATCCTCTGCGCCGTGGCTGCGGCCTTAGCCGCATATAATCTGATCCCCTATTTTATGAGGCAGTGATGGCAAAGGATTATTCCATATCCGCCCTTGCGGAGGGCATCCGCATCCTCGATCTGGTGTGCGAGGAAGCCCGGCCCGTTAGCCTGGGGGAGATGGCCCTGGCCCTCCAGATCAGCAAGAACCGCGCGTTCCGCGCCGTGCGCACCCTGGAGATGGAGCGTCTTCTTATAAAGGCAGAGGATGGCTACGGCGCCGGCCCCCACCTCGGCGAGTGGTGGGGGAAATACCGCGTGCACCTCTGGCGGCGCATCGAGAAAGGCCAGAAGATAGTCCGGGAGGCCCAGGACGAATTGGCCGCAACAGAGATACCGGATCAGGGATGAAAAACTGGCGACGGTTGCCGGTTTTGGGATTGATAAATATTTGAAATGATTAAAATCAGCATCTTAAAAAATTGGCGATTTGGGAAGTTTTTAAGGAGGGAACGATGAGGCCCACGAACGAAGAAAAAATAACGATGGCCATCGCCGCGCGAGATTTTAAAGCCCTGGATGAAATCAGCGATGACGATGCAATCCCCTATCTGTTGATGCACGCCGGGCGCGCCCAATATTCTATTTTTGCGCGCGATCTTTTGCAGGTGAGCGCCCTGGTGTTTCTACGCAGGATAAAGATCAGCAAGCTCTATCGCCGAATGAAGGACATGAATTGGGATAAATTCTGCGAGCGCGTGGTGGGGGTGAGCCGTCGAAAAATTGACGAAGATATCCAGAACCTTGAGCAGTTCGGAGAGGCGCATCTTCAATCCTTGAAAGCCGTGGGCCTCGGCTACCGCGATCTCCGCGCGTTGCGCGCTCTACCTGAAGGCGCCCTGCAATTTGATTCCGACGGCTTTGTCGAGATACAGGGCGAGAAATTCAAGCTCACCCCCGATAATTCCGAGGAGATCAAATCCGCAGTTGACCGTATCCAGGACCAGGCCCGCGCAAAAGTACAGGAAGCCCAGGCCGCGGCCGCGGAGTCCGAGGCCAGCCTCAAGGCCGCGCGGGAGCTGATCGCGGACAAGGAAATCGCCATCCGCCGCCTCACCAAGCAACTGCAAAAGAAAAAGCTCGATGGCCCGGAAGACCTGGCTATGGAGATCGACAATATCTACATGTTTTTCAAGGCCGGCATAAACAGCCTTTTGGATTTCCCCTGGGACGACCTGTACGGACACAAGGAGATGACGTTCCGGTTCCGCTCCCTCATCGAGGACGTATTCATGAACGTGTCGCGGTGGATCCACGAGCTGGACCGGCGCTGTCCGGAGGCCGAGGAAAAAATAGACCTGCAGGCCATCGTTGACTGGGAAACCCGCCATGAGGAGCTGATCGAGAGCTGCAAAAAGCAGATCAAAGAGCAGAAGGAAATTCAAAAGCAGCAAAAAGCCGCTCAAGTAACATAGGACGAACATCAGCCCCTTGTTTCGCAAAGGATGGAGAATGGCTTATGCATTGGAAAGTCTGGCGGCAGTTTTATAATGAATTTGTGAGCGCCCCCTGGGGGGAGCGCGGGAAGGTGCTGCAGTGCTACAGGCAGACCACGGGATGCTCGCTCAATACCCTGATGCGCAGGCTCAAGGGCATGGGCTTTGACAGCGGCCGGGATCGCCCGCCCGCCCCCGCCCCCCGCGTCAGCGATGAGGAGATAGAGGCCGTGGCCGCGGCCATCCGTTCATCGCAAAGCAAAAAGGGCCGCATGCCTATGGATACCAGGACGGCGCTTCTCGCCCTCTCCCAGCGGGGAGAGATGGATCTGGACAAGGCTTCTCCCTCCACAATGCGCTCCCTGCTCAGGGATCATAAAATGGACAAGCGCCGCCAGTTGGCTCCCTCCCCCCACGTCCAGATGCGCAGTCTCCACCCGAACCACGTCCACCAGGTTGACGCCAGCGTGTGCCTGCAATGGCATCTCAAACCCTCGGGGATCCAGTCCCGAGACACCGACCTGGCCCAGCTTTATAAACCGGAAAAAATCAAAAAAATCAAGGTCCATTTATTGAGATACATCCTGGAGGATCACTTCTCCGGCGCTTTTTTCGTGCATTACTATTACGCGGCCGGGGAGACCTGGGCGAATATGTTCGATTTTCTGTTCAATCACGCCTGGCGCGTCAAGCCCGACTGGGTAAAGGAGAAATATCCATTCGCCCACGTGCCCGCGAAGCTGATATGGGACGAGGGCTCCGCAAACCAGAGCGCGGTCATGACCCGGATATTGGATGCCCTGGAGGTGGAGCACGTAGCGCACATGCCGGGCAACCCCAGGGCCAAGGGATCGGTGGAATCCACCATGTGGCTATGGGAGCGCAAGTTCGAGAGCATCCTGCGCATGGACCCGCCAAAGGACCTGGAAGACCTTAACCAAAAGGCACTCGATTTTTGCGCATGGTTCAATTCCTCGGAGATCCATACCCGGACCATGATGCCCCGCACCGCCCTGTGGTCCACCATCCGGGCGGAGCAGATACGGATACTGCCCGCCCTGGAGGTTATCCAGGCCCTTGCCCACAGCGCGCCGGAAAAGCGCAAAGTCGAGGGCAACCTGACCGTGCGGTACAGGGGCCTTTGCTACGACGTGCGCCACGTGGCGGGCATCGCGGCAAGGGACCGCGTGGAGGTCATGGTGAATCCCTACCAGCACCCGGACGTTACCATCGCCTACGAGGGCCGCAAATATTCCGCCCAGGCCGTGCAGTTTCTTCCCGCGCTCCAGGGCGGGTTCCGGACCGATTCGGTGGTCTGGGGCGAATACAAATCGCAAAAGCAAACCCCGGCCGAGAAGGCAGTCAAAAAAATGGATGTACGGGCGGACCTGCGTGTCCGCCCATCATCGGGCGCGCAATCGGGCGCAGAATCGGGCGCAGAATCGGGCGCACACGCAGGTGCGCCCCAACGGATATTGGGCAACCTGCACCAGCGGATTCCCGACGTGGCATACCTGGACCGCACCGCCCGGGCCACGGAGATCCCATTGGCCGCTGCCGTTGTTCCACGGGACGTGCCCAGGCTCAAGGCCGCCCAGTGGATCCGCGACGAGCTGGGCGAGGCCTGGCGGCCCTGGATGGCCGGGGCACTGAAAGACCTGTATGGAGATACAGTGCCGGAGGCCGAGCTTCCGGCCATCATGGAGAGATTGATAAAACAGGAGGCAAAAAATGAAAATGATCACGTTACATCAGCCCTGGGCAACCCTGGTCATTAAAGGGGAAAAGAAAATAGAAACCCGGTCATGGCCTACAAAACATAGAGGCCCGTTGGGAATTCATGCCAGTCTCAAGCTGGATAATCTTGCGTTCGATGAGATATTCAGACGCATAAAGGAATATCCCTTTCCGGCTTGTTTTCTGGACAAAATGCGCAACTTGGAGTTCCCCCTGGGCTACATTCTCGGCACCGTTGAAATTTATGATTGCCAACCGACGGAAGCCATCAAAGCCCCGGATTACTATGAGGCCATCCTGGGCGATTTCGGGATTGATAGGTATGCGTGGTTTTTACGTCATCCCCACGAATATGAGGTACGCATCCCGGCGCGTGGAAAACAGGGATTGTGGACATGGGCAAGAAGCCGAGGAATAGACTGACACAGGAGGTGGATCATGAACGGACAAACGGCAATCACGCCCACGGCAGTCAAGGAACGCATTGACTTGGACATCCGCAGATACCAAAAGCAGCGCTCGGAGATAGACAGCGCCAGGGGCAAGATGGACGCCGCGGCTTACATCTTCGCCCTGCAGAATTTGCGGCTGCACTTCTTCGGCGAGACCCTCGCCCCGGACGAGCCGCAGAAAGCGGGGTGCGATAATGGCGCGCGCGGCTGAGAAGATGCCCATCAGGCCCATCGTCCTGGGCCAGGTCCTGCGCGACTGGGGCATCAGAAAACAGGAGGTCAGCCGGGACCTGCGCATCAGCGCCACCACCATCGGAGCCGCGTGCAGGACCGGCTGGACGCCTGGACTCACCGAGAAGGCTAAGGCCGCGTTCCGCCGCTCCATCGAGGATTATCTGCGGGAGCGGGGGGTGGACGAGGAGCTGATCGCGGAGATATGGGAAGAAGCCGAAGCGAGCGGGAAGGCCGGGATTGCGAAGCATACAGACATCATCGAGTGGGAGGTGGAGATGCTCAAACATGAGACTCTGAAGCATTTCAAATTATTCAGAAATCCGTTCCAGAATGACGTGCGGGATCGCAAGGACGTTTACCTGAGCCAGGATCACCGCTACGTCCAGGAGGCCATGCTCGACGCGGCCATGAACGGCGGGTTCGTTGCCGTGGTGGGCGAGGTGGGGAGCGGCAAGACCGTCATGCGGGAGCTGGTATTCGAGCAGCTCCAGCGCGACGAGCGGGTGGTGGTCGTATTCCCCCAGACCATAGACAAGCGCCGTCTCACGGCCTATGGCATATGCCAGGCCATCATCCGGGACGTGAGCGCGGACGGCGGCGCCCCGTCCAGCTCCGAGCTACAGGCCAGCGCCGTGAAGCGCCTCCTCATGGAGCAGCACAAGACGGGCAGGCGATTCGTCTTGGTCATCGAGGAGGCCCACGATCTCCACGTCCAGACCCTGCGCTATCTCAAGCGGTTCCTGGAGATCCGGGACGGCCTGGCGCCGGTCATGGGCGTGATCTTGGTGGCCCAGCCCGAGTTCAAGGAACGCCTCGACGAGCGGAGATCCTACCAGATCCGCGAGGTCATCCGGCGCTGCGCCATCGCGGAGCTGAAGCCCTTCGGCCAGGAGGACGTGGCCGGATATCTGGCGCTGAAGTTCAAGCGCGTGGGCGCGGAGCTGAGCGCGGTCGTGGACGCCGAGGGGATCTCCGCCCTGTGCGAGCGGCTCCTCTCCAGGGACCGCAGCGGGAAGATAACCGATTGCCGGGCCTATCCCCTGACCCTGAACAACTACCTGGCCCGGGCCATGAATCTGGCCGCGGAGATGGGCGAGCCGAAGGTCAACGTGGAGGTGGTGGCGGCGATATGAACGTATGGGCACGGCGCGCCGTGCCCATACAGCAATTCGTCATTCCGGCGAAAGCCGGAATCCAGAACAACAATCAGGAGGTGAATCATGGACAAATAGAAAAAAGGCAATGGGCGGATCCCCTTCGCGCCCAAAAGCGTGAGGGAGTGCATTGACGCAGAGATCCGGGCCGAGCGGCTGAAAAAAAGCCAGGCAAATAGCCAGATTGCCGACACGGCGCATATGGCCGCCCTGTGCGCCCTCCAGCGCGTGCGGGTGGCCCTGTTCGGGGAGGCCCTGCCGCCCGAGGGAGAGGAAGGACCCAATGGCACAGCCGCCTAAATTTAAATCCCCATATCTCGAGAATAAGCAGACCTCCGAGCGCATCCCGCGTCAGTGCCTCAAATGCGGCAGGCCCTTCAAGGCGGCCAACCGCTTTACCCGGCTCTGCTCCAGATGCCGGGTGATCAACAAAGGCACATCCCTTCATTTGACGAGACGGTGGCGCTGCCCCGGTGCCGCATCAGAAAGGGCGAATGATGGACCATGATGACATGATTAAAAACCCGGCCCAGGAAAAAACTATAACCTTTTTCATAACCTCCACCGGCCTCACCGCGGTGGTGGAGCACCTGATCCTGGCCCAGAAGCACGCCGATCCGGCCGCGCCGAGCAGCCTCATCGCCCGGGGCATGGCCCAGCATTGGATTCAGGCCCTTCTCTGCGCGGGCGCGCCCGTGCCCCAGGAGTTTCTCGGCCAGCTCAAGGGCGTATTCCAGACGCCGCAGGTCTTCGCGGCCTACGAATAGCATGTAGGGGCGCAATGAATTGCGCCCATCAGGAGGTAAAAATGAAGGTGCCAATACTGAAAAAAAAGATCGAATTGCATTATCGTCGCAATTTTGGATACGCAGAAGGCTGCCGTGTATGCGAGCACTATGTATATCCCTTTAAGCTCATGGGGTCAGATGGGAAGACCCAACAACTGCAGGAAGGAAGGTGTAAGGTAATGGGCCTAAAAAAAGCCGCCCAATTCCGCGTCAGTTATGATCACGTTTGTGATGCCCTGGAAACTGCCTGGAGGTGAAAAATGAATGAGATCAAAATATTATGGAACGCGCTTGTCAATGTCTGGATTACCGTCCGGGACATCCAGGCCCCCAACCGCCGCCTTGCCTGCCAGATGGCTCTGACAGGGGCGCCGCCCCGCGCCATAGTCATGGAGTGCTGGCCGGCCGAGCCGGGCGTCTGGCACGTAACCTACAAGGCCATGATCACCGTCAGGGACATCGTGGCCGAGACCCGCAAGGACGCCTGCCTGCGCGCCGTGGAGCACGTGGAAGGGAATGCAATGGTGGAGCATTGCTGGAAAGCTGACCATGATTCACATGATTCAGGGATTAACAAGATGCACTCGAAAGAGAAATTTAGGGCGCCCGCGGGAACGGACTTCTCCGATGCCAGCCCGCCCACATCTGTAGGGGCACGGCGCGCCGTGCCCGCACAAAAAACCTCCTCCCCCCTGGCGGGGGAGGGTCGGGGTGGGGGGTGAAAAATGAAGGCATTGACTCTATACCAGCCCTGGGCGAGTTTTGTCGCCTGCGGATTGAAAAAATGGGAGACGCGTTCCTGGGCCACCGAATATAGAGGCCCGCTGGCGATCCATTCTGCATTGCGTCCGGTGGATGGTTTTCTTTCGACAGTAGAAAAGAACATCCCGAAAGATTTACTTCCCAGAGGGTATCCCCTTGGTTGCGTGTTAGCGGAGGTTGAATTGGTCGAAATCTATCCCACGGATTTTCAGGAGGTTTCCGAAACAGAGCGACTCCTGGGAGATTGGAGACCAGGCCGCTTTGCATGGCAGTTGAAATTGTCGTATGCGGTCAACGTGCCGTGGCACGCCAGGGGCGGCCGCGGTCTATGGAATTTACTACCTGAACGATCGGGGCTATTACTTGAAATTGACCTGTCCAAATTGCAAATATGAGTTCGATCCCGGTTGGCACCTTCCGGCCCTCGACAAGGCCAGGCGCTTCTTCGGCCCGGACTACCCGCGCGTGACCGCGTACCTTGACCTATTCCGCCGCGCGCCAGGAGCCGGCATGAACCTCAGCAAGCGCCTGCGGCTTCTCCGCGAGGTGGCGAAGATCATCCAGGATGAATCGTTCACCTACGACCGCCAGGCCCACGGCGCGGACCGGGACGCGGCCCTTACCTGCATGGACTTGGCCGTGGAGGCATTATGCAAAAAGCATGCCTGCGGCCTGAAAAGCCATAACTACTGGAAGAGCATAATGGTCTCAAAGGCCGCGGAGATCATGGCGGATAAACGGGACGCGGATCTTCGGGAAAAGGAGGAGAGACTGCGAAAACTGGATTCCGGTTTTCACCGGAATGACGGCATGGAGGCGGTCCCGGCGCCCTTGAAAGCGGCCATCGCCGGCATTTTCAAGCCCATCGACGCGCCCCCGGAGGAGATGGACCGCATCCGGGCCGCCGCCAGGGAGATAGTCGGCATGATCCGCACCGGCGAGCGCAGGCCGGAAATGACGGCGCGGGTCTGCCTGAAACATAACGTGGACCCATACAAAGTCCACCAGTTGGTGGAGCAGACAGGAGGAGAAGACGATGGCGACTGAGAGAATCAAATGCGAGTCCCCGGACTGCAAGGACATTGCAGTCCATACCTATAACCTGAAGCATCTCTGCGAGCTGCACTACACGATGGCCCTGGGCGAGGAGGAGGGAGAGGAACTTTTCGGAGCGAACGCGAAAACCGCGGCCGCCCCCATAAAAAAGGGCGATCTGGTGCTGATGCAAAAAGAAAAGGCCATGCCCCCCTGCGCCGGCAAGGGATGCTCCCGCGGCGGGAAGTTCGAACTGGATGGCCAGCGCTACTGCCGCTGGCATTACTCGGCCATGAAAAACAAGGAGGCCTGGGATCGCAAGAGGGAAGCGGGAATCACCACGCGGCCAAAGAAAAAGTCCCGCATCGAATCAACCTGTCATTTCGACCAAAGGGAGAAATCTCGCAGCGAGGAATCCAGGCCCGACCCGGCCCGGACCTGGCGGCTCACCCTGACCCGCGACGACGGCGAGCGCCGCATGGAGCGCGGCGCCATCTCCGACGCCGAGGCCCGGCGCATCCACAACGAACTTTTCTGGAGGTAAAACAATGGCAACCAAATCCGAAAAATACCATGAGGAGATCCGGGAAAAGCTCCGGGCCATCCTCAAGGATCACGTGGGCGCCAGAAACGCCATATCCCTGCGGGACATGGTCTCAGCGGTGGAGGGGCGGCAGGTGTCCAAGATCGAGGTTTACGACGGGGCCGGCCGCACCGTGCGCAGGGAGATCTCCAACCTGATCCACACAAACGGCCTGCCCATCATGAGCACCGAGGCCGGATATTTCCTCGTGGGCAGCCGGCAGGACCTTGAGGAGTGCGCCGCGATGTTTCGCTCCAGAGCCTTAGCCATGCTGGCCAGAGAGGCAAAGCTCAAGCGCGTCTCGTTGGTGGAAGTCTCCGGCCAGCTCGCCCTGGACCTGGTGCGGAAGGAAGAGCAAATCGAGAAAGAGGCAAATGTCCCCACGCAGATCCCCGCCCGCTACGAAGCCATCACCAAATTTCTCGACGATCCTCTTGACGCTGACACCCTGGGCAGGCTCCAGAAAAACTACGGCGCCCTGTTCATGCCCCGCAAAAAAATGGAGTACATCAAAGGCGCGGTCAAGAATTTGATGGAGATGTTAGAGGGCTGACATGGCCGGATGCGACATCTATGATATTCCGCCCAGGCCGGATCATTGCGACGGCCCGCCCAGGCTGCCGTCCGCCAAGCAGAGGCAATATTTTCAGGACATTGCCGGGCGCGTGGTGAAAAAGCTCCAGCCCTCAGACCCGGACGCCTGGCTGCGGGGCTTCTGCCGCCAGGCCATCGGCAGAGACCGGCCGGCCACGGCCCAGGATTTCAACAAGGCCATAACCGCCCTCGAGCACCGCGCGGGCAAGCGGGATCGGCAGGGATTGAGGACACCCCCGGGGCTGCTGAAAAAGATGTGGACGCTGGCCCGCATCGGCCCCGGAGAGCTGACCCTGCGGGACATCGTGCATGAAGTAACGGGCCACCGCACCGATTCCACCCGGCACCTCAGCCGCAAAGAGGCGCGGGAGGTCGTCAAAAGGTTGAAACCGTAGGGGCGCGATTCATCGCGTCCTCCAGGGGGTGAGCATGGACAGAAAGATTGTCAGGACCAGGGAGATAGCCCGGCAGCTCAACGTGAGCCAGCGCACCGCCCGGCGCATGCTTGACGACGGCCGGCTCCTCAAGCTCAAACTCTCCTCTCGCTGCGTGGGCACCACGCCCGAGTCCATGAGGCGGCTCATGGAGGTCGCGGAGTTCCGCGGCCTTGAGGAATAAAAAAAGCGGCATTGAGCCGCTTTTATTTTTTTGTGCGGCCAAATGGGACAAATGGGACCACGCCCCTCTTTTTTCCCGGTATCCTCCTCTTATAAGTCTCATTTTTACCTCCTGTTGTGGCCGGCGCCGGCAGCGTGTCGGCGCCGGAGATTTTCCCGGTTTTCACAGGGACAAGATTCGATACTGACGCGCAGAGCGCACCGTGGCCGCCCGGGGAGACGGCATCACCCTCACGAGGGGATCTCCCCGCTTACATCGTCATTCCGGCGAAAGCCGGAATCCAGTCTTTCAGGGGGCGTATGGAAAAGTACAAGGCCCTGATCCTCGACCCATCCCGCGAGTTCGATGTGGACCCCCATTTAATCCATGCGGTGATCCAGGTGGAGTCCTCGTTCCGGCCCGACGCCCTATCATCCAGTGGCGCGGCCGGGCTTATGCAGATCATGCCTGAAACGTTCGTTGAAGCGGCTCAGGCCCTGCAATTGGAAAAGCCCGACATCTGGGACCCGGCGCAGAACATCCGCTGCGGGACCTATTACCTGCGGCGGCAGTACGACAAGTTCCCCACGGTGAGGGAAAAGACCGAGCGCTGGCAATTCGCCCTTGCCTCGTATAACTGCGGCGCCGGATACGTGCAGATCGCATATCGTCTCGCCGAGATCCGACACGGCAGCCTTGCGGGATGCTGGGGCATCACCGCGCCGTTTTTATCCGATCCGCAAACCCGGATCAACGACAAGCGGCCCCTGGCGATAGAGGTCATGGACTATGTCCAGCGTGTCATGGTGGAGTTTTACAGGGCCAGGAGTCTCGCCATCTACGGAAGCGCCGCAGCATGACCATATGTGGACATGGACGTAAAAGGGGTTTCGTGATCATGGTGAAAATATCTTTTGAATGGATTGTCTGGCTTCTGAAAAAAATAATCGGGCAATCTAAATCCGCAATATTAATCACGTTAATCTTGGTCGGTCCAATCACGTTAATCATGGTTCAGATTGGTTTTGCCTCCGATCCCATCCTCTACCTTCGCTGCGAGGACAGCCTGATCTCCGAGTCCGGCGTCCGCCCTTCCTCCATGCGCGGCGTGCAGTACGGCCCCGGCGTGGTGGGCATGGCTTGCGAGTTCACCGGGACCGGCTCCGCATCGTTCGCCAGCTCCGGCCTCTGGGCCGGGGACCAGGGCGCGTTCATGGCCTGGCTCAAGCCCCGGGGGGATTACAACGCGGACAGCGGCCGGCACGACATTTTGAGCATGGGCCAGGAGTTCGCGTTCTTCCTGTCCTGGATGGGCCCCCGCCCGGGGGACCCGGGCAATGTCCCCGGCTCGATCCAGTTCGTACACAATCCCACCGCCACGGTTGGCGGCTGGCTCAGCGCCACGGCCTTAGTCTCCTCAATCATGCGCGATAATGGCTGGCATCATGTCGCCGTCACCTGGGGTCCTAACGGGAAGCGCGTTTATCTCGACGGCGCCCACAAGGCCCAGGCCGGGTATCCGGCCATAACCCGCGGCCTGACGCCGCTCTACATCGGCCGCAGCTCCCACTTCGGAAACGAGGAGCTTTTCCACGTTGACTCCTGGCTTGATGAGATCAGGCTTTATGCCGTGCAGCTCAACGATGCGGAGATCGCTCAAATATATCAATCGGAAAAACCCGGAGATCCCGCAGGATGCGAATCTACATATGATTTTGAAACCGGAGTACTCCACATTCCATATCTCCAGGTGGATGGCCTGAGCCTATGGCTGGACCTCGAGCTGACCAGCCCAGGCGAGCCGTATCTGTTCGAGCTGCGGGACTGGGGGGAGAATCGGTGAGCTGGATCCGCCGGGTCGCGCGCGTGATCAGGTGCGTTTTTTACTTCTTCATCGCTCTTTTTTACTGGCTTTATAACCTCATAATGGATCGCATCGAAAAAAGGAGGATTCGGAAATGATCGACAAAGTCAAATTATTCTTTTCCGTGGTCAGTCTGATCATGGGCATCTGGCCCGTGATCCAGAAAGCGATTCCCATCGTGCAGAAAGTCGCTGAGGAGTTTGCGGACCTGTCCTGGCAGCAGCGGTTCGAGAAGGCCGTGGAGCTGCTGGACCAGGCTTTGGACGGCCTGCCGCAGCGCACCGCCAGCCGATCGGTGAAAAACAGCGCCCTCCACGTGGCGCATCTGATCAGCAAGTCCGGATTGGCGTAGGCATGGCATGACCCCCGAAACTATCTCCGCCATACACGCTCTGGTCGTGCTCATAGAGCGCATAGGCTCCTGGCCCGTGGGCATGGTGCTCCTGCTGCTGTTTCTCGCACCCTGGCTTCTGAGCTTCTGGATCACCCGCACCCAGGAAAAAACTTTTACTGCCGTGACTCTGACCCAGAAAGACCGCTTCGAGACCGTGGTGCAGATGTATAAAAACAACGTCCATCTCTGCGAGAGCTTCGAGAAGCTCGCGCAGGTTCAGGACAGGGTCATCCAGCTCAACACAGCCCACTGGGCCACGGCTCTGGAAAAAATAGACCGCAACCAGTTCTGCCCGCTGGTCCGCACCGAAAAGAAGATCAAGGAGGACGTTGGATGAGCGAAGTGGCGCGGCTTAAATCTTTGATCGAGGCCAGGAGCTACCGCAGGGACAATCTGAAAGCGGAGATCTACCGCAAAATACTGGACCTCAAGGATCTGCTGGCGGGGTATTCCGTAACGTCCGTTGAGGATCTCCGGCTGAAGCTGGCGGCCCAGGTGGCATCCGAGGCCGCGGCCCTGCAGGAGGAATACATACAGTGCCTGCGGGAGATAGAGGCAGCGAAAAAGGAGCTGGGCTGAGATGCCGAAGCGCTATCAGCGGGAGGCCATAGAAAAGGCTTATGCCTTCTACCTCCAGGGCTTCGACGCCCAGGAGATCGCCCGGCGCATGCAGGCCGAAGGGTATCCCAGCTTCGCCCCGGCCACCCTGAACAGCAGGCAGCCGGACCGGAAGGGCAGGCCCAAGGGCTGGATCCACCGCTACGGCTGGGAAGAGTCCAGGGCAAAAGCCCAGGCCGCGCGCATGGACGTCCAGGCCGCGCCCGACCTTGAGGATCACATCCTGGCGGATTACACGCAGATCCGGGTCAGGCTGGTGGAGAAGGTGAAGGCCACGACTATCGACCGGGACGACATGCAGCTCCTGCTGAAAGTTGACGACCTGATTCTGAGCATCGAGCGCGCAAAGCGCGGCAGGGACCAGGCGCGCGACCGACTGAGGGAAGCCAGGGACGCCCTCGAGGAGCTGGTCGCGTATCTGAAACAAGTGGGGGACAAGGACGCGCTGATTGCGATCCAGGATCACCTCGAAGGGTTCACCGAGCACGTGAGGCGCAAATTCGCCGCATGACGTAGGGGCGGGGCTTGCTCCGCCCACATGATGGGAAGATGGCCCGAAGATTAACAACAAAAGAGTTTAGAACGGACATCTCAAAGCTGCGGCAGCTCATCGAGGAAGCCACCGCGCCTTTCGGGGACAACACCCCCAAGGCAAGGCGAGAGCGCAGGGCTGCGGCCCTCGCCGACATCGTGGTATTCGGCGAGACCTATTTCCCGCATTACCTGACATGCCCCAGCTCGGAGCTGCACAGGTTTCTTTCGGACCGGCTCCAGGCCCTCCTCGACGAGGCAAGGGATACTGGCAGGGGAGGCCAGCAGGTGGTGGCCGCGCCCCGCGGGTCGGCAAAGAGCACATGGGTCAGCCTGATCGCGCCGCTCTGGTGCGTGGCCGGGAAGCGGCGCAGCTTCATAGGGATATTCAGCGACACCACCAGCCAGGCCAACGATTTCACGGAAATAATCAAGCTCGAGCTGGAGAGCAACCAGCGCCTCAGCCAGGACTTCCCGGAGATATGCGGCCCCGGCCCGGTGTGGCAGGTGGGCGACATCCTGACAAAGAATGGCGTCAGGATCAAGGCGTGGGGCTCCGGCAAGCGCCTGCGCGGCGCGCGCCACGGCCAGCACCGGCCCGACCTGATGATTGTGGACGACCCGGAGAACGACGAGAACGTCATCTCCGCGGACCAGCGGGAGAAGACCCGCAAGTGGTTCTTCCGCGCCCTGCGGCGCGCCGGCCAGCCCGATACAGTGACCCTCGTGGCCGGCACCGTGATTCATTATGACTGCCTCGTGGCCGTGCTCCTGAAGAACCCGGCCTGGAGCGGCCGGAAGTTCAAGGCCGTGATCGCCTGGTCCCAAAGCCCACTCTGGGATGAATGGGAGCGCATCTACACGGACCAGGAGCGGCTTGACCGCGAGGCCGCGGCCGACGCGTTCTTCGAGAAGCATCAAAAGGCCATGCTCAAGGGGACGGAGGTCCTCTGGCCTGAGCGCTATTCTTATCATGACCTGGTCAAGATGCGCGTCATGGACGGCCCGGCGCACTTTGATTCGGAGATGCAGAACGAGCCCTTAGATCCGGAGACCTGCGTTTTCCTCGAGGAATATTTCCACTGGTACGAGGACGAGGAGCTCGAGGGCAAGGAGATCATCAACGTGGCTTCCGTGGACCCCTCGATGGGCAAGAAGAGCAAGCGCTCCGACCCGAGCGCCATCATAGACCTGGGCGTGGCCAGGGAGGACGGGCGGTTCGTCTGCTACGTGCGGGAGGCGGACGTCCGCAAGCGGCCGCCCGATCAGATCATAGACGACGTGTTTCTGCTGCACCAGATTTTCAAGCCCCTGCGGATCCGCGTGGAGGAGACGCAGTTCCAGGAATTCTTCAAGAACGAGATGATCAAGCGTGGCCAGGCCCTGGGCCTGTTTCTGCCGGTGGAGGGGTTCAGGCCGCTCATGGACAAGCTGATGCGCATCCAGCGGCTCCAGCCCCACGTGAAGAACGGCGTGATCCGGTTTTCGAAGAAGCATCGGACCCTGACCCAGCAGCTTTTGAATTTCCCCCAGGGCGATCACGACGACGGCCCGGACGCCTTAGAGATGGCGTTCTCGTTAGCCGAGGAGCTGATAGGGGGGCCAGTGGCTTTTACCAGCATCCGGCGCAGCAGGTACGCGGAGAGCGGCCGGGGGGCTTGGATGTGACATGCCAAAGGCATGTCATCCCGAGGAGCCCGGCGACGAGGGATCTCAAGAGAGGAAATTTCTCCTTTCGGTCGAAATGACAAAGGTAAAGGCAGGCTGGAAAGCCTGCCCCACAAATACAGGTGGCCATGAAATTCTTGGATCGCATATTCAACAGGGACGGGACGGCGCACTATAAAAAGGCCGAGAGGCCGGAGATCACGCGCATCGTCCAGGCCAACAAGGCGGACGCCCTCGTCGGCGCATATTCCGGCGCCATGACGCCGGAGACCCTTGCCTCCTATCACCGCCTTGCCGATGGCGGGGACATCGGCCGCGCCATGCGCGCCTGGGCGGACGTCATCGAGAAAGACCTGCACCTGGGCAGCGTTTTGGACACGCGCAAGGGCGCGGTGGTGGGCTGCCCGTGGGAGATCGTGCCGGCCGACGACTCGGACCAGGCCGCGAAAGACGCGGATCTGGTGAGGGAGATATTCGAGGCCATCCCGGATTTCAGCAACACTGTCCGCGCCATGCAGGACGCGGTGCCCTACGGGTTCGCCTTTGCTGAGATCATGTGGGCGGTGCAGGGCCGGTGGATCTACGTGGAGAGCATCGACGAGGTCATGCCCCACAGGCTCACCTTCAGGGGCGACAATCTCGACGTGCTGAAATACCCACGCCTGCTCATGACCGAGATGGATTTCAGGGGGACGGAAGTCCCTCCGGAGAAGTTTCTGTTCTACCGCTTCCAGCCCAGGGGCGGCTACGTGGTGCGCTCGGGTCTGATGCGGGGATTGAGCTGGTGGTGGCTCTTTCAGAACTACAGCATCAAGGACTGGGTCGCGTTCATGGAGAAGTTCGGCCAGGGGTTCGTCCTGGGCCGATACGACTCCGCTGCCTCGGCCGGGGACCGCAGGGTCCTGGAGGAGGCGGTGAAGAACATGGCCACCGAGCTTGCGGCCATGATCAGCAAAACCACCGAGATCGAGATCCGCGAGTTCAAGGGCAGCGCCACTATCAACATGTTCGATGATTTTCAGAGAATCGCCGACTCCTACAAGTCCAAGCGCGTGATCGGCCAGACCCTCACCACCCAGGAGGGCGTGTCCGGATCGCTGGCCCTGGGCAAGGTCCAGGGAGAGGTCAGGCAGGACATCCTGGAATACGACTGCCGGGGCACGGAGGACGTGTTCAACCGGGGCCTGGTAGTGCCCATCGTGGATTTCAATTTCGGCTCCCGCGACAAGTACCCGAAATTCAAGCTCAAGTACGAGCCGCCCGAGGACATGAAGGCCTTGGTGGACGTGCACAAGGTTCTGGTGGTGGACATGGGCGTCCCGGTGCCCCTCTCCTATATTCGGGACACCTACGGCATCCCGGAGCCGGAGGAAGGGGAAGCGATATTGGGCGGAGCAAGCCCCGCCCCTACAAAAAATCAAACGGCGGTTGATTCCGGCGCCTCGGCGCAGTTCCAGGCCGAAGGTTCGGACGACATCTATGCCTTAGTGGGCATGACCTCTCCCCTGCTCATGGAGCTTGCCCCGGACAGGATCAGGGACATTCTGGCCGGCGTGGGGGGGAAGATAACCTCCTTCGAGGGCGATCTCCTGAACATGGTGAAAAGCCGGGTGAGCGCGGACATCGGGGATCTGCTGACCGGCCGCTCCACCACCGCCCAGGCATTGGATTCCCTGACGCAGTTCTTCTCCGGGGGCGGCTTCAGGGATCCGGACTCCGGCGAGTACACGATGGACCCCCGGGCCAGGGCCGAGCTTTATGTGCGCAATGAGATGAAGCAGATATACCGGGACACGGCCCTGGAGAACGCAAAGGAGACCTACCCGGACCAGAAGCTGTACGCGTTCTCGCGCGGGCCGCGTGATTCGCGCACCGCCCAGGACAGCGAGAACATCGAGGCCCTGACCAACTGGGAGCACGGCGGGGTGCCCATGCCCGTGGATCAATACTGGGCGCACCCGGTGGTGCAGGCGGCCCACCGGCCCAACGACCGGGGCCGGGACGTGATCTGGCCGCTGCGCCGGTTCCCGGAGGACGTCCAGCGGGCCATCAAATCGAGATACGGAGCATAGGGGCGCTCCCGACAAAAGTCGGGATCACTGCGCCCATCATGGAGGTTGACAATGCCCATACCCGATCCAAGGCCGGACGAATTGAAAGACGACTTTGTCTCTCGCTGCATGGGGGATCCCGCCATGCAGGAATACGAGCAGGAGCAGCGCTCCGGGATCTGCTATTCCCAGTGGAAGAACAAGGGCAAGGCCGCGGAGATGGCCGGGTTCGACGACGAGATCGAGGTGTTCCGCGCCGGCGAATATCCCCAGGCCAGCATCTCGGAAGCCGACCTGGATCAGGTGATAAGGGATTACGATCCTGCGGTGCACGAGGCTCCGCTGTGCCTGGGCCATCCCGCGGACAACCATCCGGCCTTCGGCTGGGTGGAGAGCCTGCGCCGGCAGGGGGATATTCTTCTGGCGAAGATCAAACAGGTGGTGCCGGAGCTGGCCGAGGCCGTGAAGCAGGGCATATACAAGAAGCGCAGCGCCTCGTTTCTCAGGCCGCACCGCTCGCCCACGGGCCGCTGGTATCTGAACCATATCGCCTTTTTGGGCGCGGCCGAGCCGCAGGTCAAGGGGCTGAAGGATATTGCGTTCGCCGATGCAGGCGACCGCGTGGACTTTGAATACACCCCGCAGGGGGGGGACAAAAAGGAGGAAATTATCATGCCGGAAAAGATACTCACACAGGCGGAAGTACAGACCATGATCGACCAGGCCGTGGCAAAGGCCAGGGAAGACGCCAAGGCCGAGTTCACGGCCCGGGCGGACGCCCAGAAAAAGGAGAATGAAGGGCTTCAGGCCAAGGTCAAGGCCGCGGAGGACAGGGCCGCAAAGGTGGAGATCGAGGCCCTGCGCAAGGACACCGCGTCCTTCTGCGAGGACCTGGTGCGCCAGGGCAGGCTGCTGCCGGCCATGCGGGACGCCGGGCTGGTGAATTTCATGGTCAGCCTCGACGGCGAGGCCGCCACGGTGGATTTCGCGGGCAAGGACAAGGCCGAGAAGGTAACGCCCCGGGCCTGGATGCAGAAGTTCTTAGAGGGGCTTCCCAAGGCGGTGAGCTTCGAGCGCTTGGTCCCGGCCGGAGACTCCGGCGGGACGGCCGAGTTCACGGCCCTTGTGGAGAAATACGAGAAAGAGGAGAAGCTCAGCCACGCCAAGGCCGTGAGCTTCGCCGCAAAAAAGCACCCGGAGATCCATGCGCAGTATCTCCAGGATCTCAACGCAAAAAAGAAATGACATGTATGGGCATGGCGCGCCATGCCCATACAAGGGCGCGCTGTGTTCGGGCATAAAAGCTAAAAAGGAGGATTCATCATGTACACGGAAGGCTCGGTTGTAACTTTTACAGCCAACGGCGCCCTGGCCGCCAAGGTCAGGGTCAAGGTCACCGGCGCTTCGGCCACCGATCCCATCCAGGTAGAGGTGGCAGGCGCAGGAGAGCAGCACATCGGCATCACCGAGTACGCGGCGGCAACCGGGGCTCTTGTGGCCGTGCGCATGCGCACCGCGCCCGGAACCCAGGAAGGCACTGCGGCGGAGGCATTTATCGTGGGCGCCGTTCTCTATGGCGGGGCCGCAGGCACGATCCAGGATACATCGAGCGGCACGGCCATCGGCATTGCCCTGGAGGAGGCCACGGCATCGGGCGACATCGTGCAGTTCATCGAGTTCACGGTGATCTCCACCCTGGCCGCTGCCATATCCGTTGCGGACGCCAACTCGAACATGACCGGCGTGACGGTGGAGGCGGTACTCGACGAGATAGAGAAGGCACTCAAGACATCCCAGGCCTGCATATTGATCCCTCTGACCTCCATCACCAATGAAGACGGGACCGCCATGACCAAGCAGGCCACCACGGTGGCGGGATTTGCCCAGCTTGCCAATAAGGAAGTGGTCATCGACATTCCCGTGGACTGCTCCGCCGGGGAGAACCTCCAGGCTACAATCCTGGTGCCGCAGGACCTCGACGATTCGGCAGATATCGAAGTTCACGTGCTTGCGGGAAAGGGAGGAGATCTCGATGTCCTGACCCTCGATTGCGAGGTCTATCCCTGCGCGGTGGGGGATACTGCCAATGCCGACATCCAGGACACCGCGGCTCAGACCATCACAGAGGCCGCATCCGAGCTGGTATTTACCTGCGGCGCGGACGGTGTTCTGGCCGCCCCGGGAACGCTGACCATCGTCCTGGCCCTTGGCGGGACCAACGACGGGGACGCGGTTTATATCTATGGCGCCTGGCTGGAGTACACCAGAAAGGCGCTGACGAGCTAAAACTCCCCCTCTCCCCTTGAGGGAGAGGGTCGGGGTGAGGGGTAAATAAAAGGCAGGCTGGAAAGCCTTCCCCACAGATTATTGTAAGGGCATGGCGTGCCATGCCCATGCAAAAAGGAGGACCATAAAATGCCAGGACCGACTGCAGCAACCACGCTCCAGCGCCCCGATCTGGGCGCCATCGCATATGAATATATGCTGGAGGCCAGCCAGAGGGGATTCATCGGGCTTTCCCTTTTGCCCATCTTCCCCACGCCACTGAAAACCGCGGACTATCCCGTAATCCCCATCGAGGCCCTGATCAAGACTCAGTCCACCAAGCGCGCGCTGCGCGCCAACTACGCGCGCAATGACTGGCAGTTCGAGACGGGGACATTTAACTGCGAGGATCACGGCCTGGAGGAGCCCATCGACGACGACGAGAGAAAGCTCTATATGCGCTTTTTCGATTCGGACGAGGTGGCCGTCAAGAGGCTGACGGATGCCGTTCTGCGGGGCCAGGAGCTGAGGATCGCCACGCTCCTTTTCAACGCGAGCAACTTCAGCCATGCCGACGTGGGGACCGAATGGTCCACGCCGTCCACCGCCACGCCCAGAACCAATATCCAGGCCGGGATAGCCGCCATGCGCGCCGCTTCCGGGCTTTTGCCCGACACGATAGTCATGTCGCTGAAAGTCCTCTGGAATCTGCTCCTCACCTCCGAGCTGCTGACGGCGTTCCGTTACACCAGCCCCATCGAGATCGGCGGCTTAGAGGCGCAGAAGCGCCTGGTCGCCCAATATTTCGGCGTGAAGCAGGTGCTGGTGGGCGACGCCATGCGGGATACGGCAAAGAAGGGCCAGAGCAAGAGCCTCGGCGAAATCTGGGACGACGAGTACGTGGGCCTGTTCAAGGTGAGCTCCGGCGGCAATGATCTGCGCGAGCCCTGCGTGGGCCGCTCGTTCCTCTGGACCGAGAGCAGCCCCCAGAATCTGGTCATCGAGCAATACCGCGAGGAGTCCAAGCGCTCCGATATTTTCCGGGCGCGCCACCACGTGGACGAGGCCCTGGTGTTCGCCGGCGCCGGCTACCTTCTGGGCAACATCACGGCGTAGGGGCACGGCGCGCCGTGCCCCTACATTGAAACCCCCTCTCCCCTTGCGGGAGAGGGACGGGCCTGCCCCGATGAAAATCGGGGGTGAGGGGTAAAAATGCCCTACTGCCTCAAAGCGGACCTGCCCATCCCCGCGACGCTTGCCGAGGACTACGCCACGGACGCCACGGCGGACGACCAGGGAACAAAGGACTCCCGGATAGCCGCGGCCATCGACCAGGCCCAGTCCGAGGTGGACGGCTACGTGGGGGTGCATTACAGCATCCCCTTGGATCCCGTGCCCCAGGTGATCAGAGACCTGACCGCCAGGATCGCGGTTTACAAGCTGGCCTTCCGCAAGAACGTTCAGGCCGCTTACCAGGCGGACTACGACAACGCGATCCGATTTCTCCGGGACGTGGCATCGGGGAAAGCCACCCTGGGTCCGGCGCCGGGCGGAGACGCCGAGGCCCCGAAAGAGGACGGCGGCTCCGTGAGCGTGAACGACCGGGTATTTACGAGGGACACGCTGAAGGATTTCTGATGATCACGGTGAAAAAGGAGGGCGAGGGCTGGAAGATCAAGGCCGGCAGCCTGAAGCTCACCCGCCAGGTCATGATGGAGTTCGGGGACGCGGCGGTGGAGGGATACAAGCACCGCCTTGACAACGGCAAGGGCGTGGACTCCAGCGGAAAAGAGATCCAGCTCAAGCCCCTGAGCGAGATCACGACCCGCCGCAAGGGATCCGGGCTTCCCCTCGTGGATTCCGGCGGCATGCAGGACAGCTTCCAGGTCGATAAAGGGGCCACCACTAATAACCGGACGGTGATCGCGTTCATGGACCCGCAGCACGCCATGATCGCGGCCGTGCACCAGAGCGGCATGACTATAGTGCCGAAAAACGCCAGGGCGCTGCGCATTCCGGTGGGGCCGGCGCGCGGCTCCGGCCGCTCATCGGGCGCCATATATCGCAAGAAGGTGGTCATCCCGGCCCGGCCCCACGTGGGCCTGTCGGACAGGGACAAGGAAGGCATTATAAACATCGCAAAAACATGGGCCGGCGGCCTGCTGAAGGGCAAATGACATGTCCATCGTTGACACGGGCGATTATCTGAGCGATTTCGGCGAGAACCTCGAGACCTACCTCGAGGCCAATCTCGCCTCGATTCAGTTCAAGGACCGCAGCCCGGACGTGAAGCACGACTTCCCCAGGGACCGCGACCCCGCTCCCAATATCAGGATCATGGTGCCCAGGGGGACGCCGGATTACCAGGAAGGCGCGGCCATCATGCGCATGACCGCGCGGCTCAACTTCACCGGCCAGGACGTCCTGGACCAGGCAAAGGAGATCGAGTCCTGGGCCGTGAAGATCGCGAATCTGGCCTCCGGGGAGCGGAGCGGCCAGAAGAATTACTGGCAGACCAACGGCTACATGATCCGGGTTTACGTCTCGGATATAGAGATATTTCTTGTCCAGCTCGAGAGCGGGGCCTTAGAGGTAACGGGCCGCGTGGAGCTGACCGCGGAGAAACAGATTTAATGTAGGGGCGGGCCTTGGTCCGCCCTACAGGGCGCAGCAAGCCGCGCCCAAAAAATAAATTACCCTCCCCCCTGGCGGGGGAGGGTCGGGGTGGGGGGGGGCAAATCCCCCTGTAAAAGGAGGCTTTTATCATGGCAAAAGATTCGACCGATGCCAAAATCTTAGTGGAGCTTGGGGGCGTCCTGTACGACTACGAGGAATTGACCGACTCCGGGGATCACATAACCTTCGCGGTCAGCACGGCAAAGCGGCTGTTCAGCATGGTGGGCGCGCAGAAGCCGCTCATCAGGCCCGACGGCGTGCTCACCGGGCTGGAAGTCACGCCCGCGGCCAGCAACCTTGACGACAAGGTTGACGTGAGCCCGGGCACGGCGTGGATCAACGGCGCGGTGGTGACTCTTGCCGCCGCGGCGACCGACGTGGCAGCGACCAGGCCCACGCCCACGGACGACCACACCATCACCAGCATCACGCTGACCGATGCGGGCGCGGTAGCGGCCGTTGCCGGCGTGGATCACACCGAGTTCAGCGAGATCCGCGCGGCGGACGGAGGGCCGCCCCTGATTGCGGTGACCAGCATAGAGCTTGCGCAGGTTCGGCTGACTGCCAGCGCCAGCGCCGCGGTTCTGGACAGCGAGATATTCGCGGTTCCCAACCAGCACCGGGAGCTGGCGGCATATCCTGTTTATGAGGTCAAGCCAATGGGCGCGGCCGGCACGGCCCAGGTGGTTTTCTCCGAGGCCCTGCCCCTGATCCATACCGGCGCCATACCCAAGACTGTCTATGCGCGGTACACCAACCCCAACTTCGCGGCGCTCACCGAGTGCTCGGAGGTCAAGCTCCCCAGGGACACGGCCAGCCAGTCCGAGGATGCCACCTACGACGGCCCCAGGGCCGCGGTCAAGTGGGGCCGGGGCACCGGGTCTTTCACTCACCTGCACGACGGCTCCGGCACGGCGCTGATCATGCTGGTCAAGGGCACGCAGCGGTTCCTCAAGTTTTTCCCGGACAAGTATCTTACCGGGTACTGGATCATGCTTGCGACCCTGGGCGTGGCGGACGAGTACCCCGTGGGCGGGAACATGCGGGCATCCATATCCCTGGGCGCCCAGTCCGAGCCGGTATGGATACAGCCGTAACCTGGCATGTCATTTCGACCAAAGGGAGAAATCTCGCAGCGACAAATCCCTTGAGATTTCTCGTCGCTGCGCTCCTCGAAATGACACGTAGGGGACCATAAAAAAAGCCATGCAGGAGGGCGGGACATGGATCAGTGCTACAAATGCGGCGGGCGGGACATCCTGGCCGAGGGCAATAAACAGATTTGCCGCGCGTGCGGCCACGTGAACGTCACGCTGGACATACAGAAGGGCAGGATCAGCACCCAGGCCCTGTTCGCCCGCATAAACAAAAAGCTCATCGAGGAGAAAAAGGATGGGAATGTCGGTTCATAACGATGTTTTAGACGCGATGCTCAGCTATATTGCCTCCAACGCGGACAGGGAGAGCGCCTGCGAGGGGGAGCCGACCACTTACGAGCACGCCACCTCCCTCAAGGGCGTGGCCACGGGCAAGGCCGGGTCCATCAAATCCGCCCCGGGGTTCACCGGCCCGGCCGAAGGGGACGTGAGCGGAAGGAAGCTGACCATCGACCAGAACGCGGGGGTTGCCGTGGGCGCCACGGTGACGGCCGATCACGTGGCTCTTGCCGATTCGGTGAACAGCAAGCTGCTGTTCGTGACCACCTGCACGGGGCAGGTCCTGACCAGCGGAAACACCTGCACCTTCCCGGCATGGGACATCGAAATAGCCGACCCGGCGCCCCCGGCGTAAGCCATGCAGCCTCTGACCTGGAACGCGAATCGCGAGCAGCTCGGCCCGCAACTGTTCAGGACGGACTTCCACGTCAAGTGGGTGAACTTCCTGTCCGAGACCGGCTGGATGACCATCGACACGACCCTGATCCAGCGGGCCGGGGTCGTCGGGATGGACCGGGCGCCCTTTGCCTGCAATCTGGCCGCAACCGCCGCGGGCCAGGCCGCGTTCCAGGCCAACAACCGCTACAATGTCCGGGATAGAAAGAACATCACCGACCCCTCCTTTGCCTGCCTGATCAAGCCCCTGGGCGTCAGGGACGTGCCCGGCGAGGTGCAAGGCGACACCATCCTTTATAAGGGCGCATACGAGAAGTTCGGCGACCTGATCCTCCAGGCGTATCACGGCCGGGTCCCCCGGCTGAGAAAGCTGATCCGGTTTAACGCCAAACCCAACGCGGACGTGCAGCTCGAGTTTGAGCTTGAGCTGCCCGATCTCTACGACCTCGATGCCGCAGAGATTAAGGCCGATTGGACCGGGGCCGATACGCTCCTTTCCAAAAGCCCTATCCTTTTCAAGCGCGGCAGCCGCGAGCGCGGCATCTATCTCTCTCGCGCGCGCATCTGGGACTCCAACCCCGATCCCGACCTGCGCAAGCAGGCCTTCGTGTCCGTGTCCCTGCGCCTTGACAAGGGCCGCCTGATCCTGACCAAGCACATCCCCGCGGCGTTCTTTGACGGAGCCGTGTTCCCCGTGTTTACGGATACGGACTTTTATCCTGATCCAGGCACGGGCGCCACGACTGTTGATGGGTATGTAGGCAAGGATGGCTACATTGGAACTTGGGCCAATATTCGTGCTCAAGCTGGGAATCATCATAATGATACAACCGCTTTGGCTCACTTTTGGTATGCACTTAACTCTTGGACTAACGATTGGGACACACTACGTCGGTTTATTTTTACGCTGGACACATCCAGCATTCCTGATGCCGATGAGATAACTGAAGCTATCTTCAAGTTTTGGGTTACAGCTAAAGGCAATGGTAATGGATGGAGTGATTCCGAGGCTTCGACTCACCTTGTCTCTTCTTCTCCCGCTGCAAACAATGACCTTGCCAACGCCGATTATGGCGTATTAGGCGCAACCAGCTTTGGATCAATAGGATATTCAGCAACAACAGCCGCCCAGTATAACAACATAACCTTAAATGCCAGTGGAATCGCCGCAATTCTTAAGACAGGGATAAGCAAATTTGGATTGAAATGCGGCGCGGATTTTTTGACTGCTGATCCTGGCGGTCAAGATTCAAATTCCTATGTAACTGGGTATCATGCCGACCAAGCAGGCGCTGACAAAGACCCTATTCTCTCGGTAACCCATGCGTCCAGCGGCGCGACCTTAGTCATCTCCGATGCGCATCACGGCCTGATCGTGGACCCAATAGCCCTGACCCAGGTGCATAACCTCAGCGTCTCCGATGCGGTGCACGGCCTCCTGGCGGACGCCCTGGCGCTGACGCAGGTGCATAATCTCATTGTTTCCGACGCCGTGCACGCACTTTACGTGGACCCCATCGCCCTGCTCCAGGATTATCTCCTGACCATCTCCGATGCCCGGCATGGGCTTTTCGCTGACCCCATAGCCCTGACCCAGTCCCAGCTCCTCATAATCTCCGATGCGACGCTGGAGCTGCTTTCGGACAGCCTTGATCTGGGGCAGGCCCACAACCTCGTCATCTCCGACGCCCGGCATGCTCTTTTCGCGGATTCCTTAGCCCTGGCCCAGGCGCATGTGCTGGCCATCTCCGACGCCTTGCATGGGCTTTTTGCCGATTCCCTGACCCTGACCCAGGCGCACATTCTGGCCATCTCCGACGCCGGGATGGATCTCTTAGCCGATGCCCTGGTGCTCGAGGCCGGCAGCGAGCACTACCTGGTGATCAAGGACGCCCGGCTGGGGCTTGCGGCCGACGAGATAGTCCTGGTCCAGCTCCATAATCTGGCAATTTCCGATGCGCGCCACGGCTTATTCGCGGACGTCCTGACCTTGCTGCAGGATCAGATGCTGACGATCCAGGACGCGGTCCACCTGCTCCACGCGGACAACGTGATCATCATCACCGGTCTGCAAAAGCCGGTAATCGTGCGGTTCGAGCTGAAGGCCCGGAGCGCGGAGGGCGCCTGGGCGCAGCGCAGCGCGAAATTCGGCCTAAAAAAGCGCGGCATGAAATTCCAATTGAATTGAGGCCCACATGAACATAAACGAGCGATCCACCGCGTATCTGACCGTGCGGTTCTATGCCAAGGACGGCAGCCTCGCCGCGCCCACCGCCGTCGTGTATTCGATCCACGACCTGACCAACGGCCAGGAAGTGCGGGCCGAAACCGCGCTGGTGGCCGGGGCCGAGATAGAGATCACCCTGACCACTGCGGACACGGCGATCATCAACGACAACAACCAGTTCGAGCGCCGCCTGGTCATCGTGGAGGCGACCTACGGCGTGGACGATGCGGTGCGCAGCCAGTACGAGTTCCAGGTTTACAACCTGAAGAAGGTGGTGTGATGAATTTCGATCCCGAAAAATTGAATCAGGACGTCCAGCGGCCCGAGGCGGACGTGGTATGCAACGAGCTCAAAGCCCTTTACGATCCCGCGCCCGAGGAGGACGTGGTGATCAGGGTCCACGCCCTGGACGCCGACGGGTTCATGGGCAGCATCACGGCCGGGGAGAACCAGGTGGCCGAGGCGTTCGTCAAGGCCATCGATGGCCAGGAGACAAAAGGCGCGGCCGACATCCTGCGCCGGGCGTTAGGGCTTGGGGAGGGGCGCCTGCCTGCAGTTAATCGCATGATAGAGAGCGTAGTCCGGGGATCTGACCTCCAGCACGAGCAGGCGGCCAAGATCGCGGACTATTACCCGATGGTGCTGATGCGCCTTGGCAACAAGATCTCCGAGCTGACCGGCAAAGGAGGGGAGCTTAAAAAAAAAGAATCCGCGCCCGCGTGAGGGCGATGGGCGATCTTTACGTCATTTATGTCCTCTGCCACCAGCGCGGATGTTTTGTCTATGAGCATGCGCCTTATATTTTCCCCCAGAGGTTCCTCACCGAGGACGAGATCGCCGGCTGGGAGGAGTTCTACAAAATGCAGCAGGAGCGCAGTAAAAAAACGTAGGGGCGCAATTCATTGCGCCCTAATGGGCGTGATAAATCATGCCCCTACAAACAACAGAAAAAATGACATGAAAGGCAAAGCAAAGCGCGTTACAAAGCAGGCCATCCTCCAGTGGCTCAAGACCCCGGAGGGCAAGGCCCGGCTCATCATCCTTGACATGGCCAGGGCCGGGATAGACTGCCGGGGCATGAACCTGGTAGGGCGGAACCTGATTGTTACCGCGGGATACGATCCGGAGCTGCACAAGGCCCATTTGATGGAGGGCGGCAAGCTCCCGGACTTGAGCGACGCCCAGCATCAGCGGTGCTGGATTATCGGCATCCTGTGCCGCGTCCTGAAGGCGCGCTTCACCGGGCAGGAAAGGCTTTTTCTGGACCAGCTCTATCTGGTGATCCTGGAGCCGGACGGCTCGGCACGGGAGGTGGCGCTGGCAAAGGTGGCGGACGCCATAGCGTTTGCAATGGGCAAGATGACGCCGGAGCAATTCGCCGCCGGCTGGCGGGTGCAAGACGTGGGGACACGGCGCGCCGTGCCCGTACATACATCGGAGCAAGGCGGGGGCAACGGCCGCGCCGCATAGGGATACGGCTTTGTCCACCCTTAAAAGAGGAGATTTCTCGTCGCTGTGCTCCTCGAAATGACAGGCTTTTATTTGTCATTCCGAACGCAGTGAGGAATCTCCGGGTTTACAGGAGGCCTTATTAATGGCCGCAGGCAGTGAAGTCCTGAAATTAATCATCGAGGGCGTGGACAAGTTCTCCGGGGTGTTCGGCTCCCTCGAGCAGAAAATCACCGGCGGGCGCACGGGCCTGGACGCGATGGCGCACATCGGCCTCAAGGCGGCCGAGGCCGTGGCCAAGCTGGGGGTCGCCGCGGTGGCAGCCGGGGCCGGGCTCGCCGCGCTGTCGGCCAAGTTCGCCGCTGATTTTCAGCAGAAGATGGCGGAAGTCAGCACATTGATCACGGGGGTAGCTGAAAAGGATCTGCCCCTGGTCAGAAAGGGGATACTGGATTTATCTACTGAGGTGCCTCAAAGCGCGGTGGTTCTTACCGATGCTTTTTATAAAATTCAAAGCGCCACCGGTCTTGGCGCAGAGGCCATGAAGATACTGGAGGCGGCTGCCAGGGGCGCGGTTGCCGGGGTCACCGATGTCAATACCTATTCGCAGGCCATGCTTGCAGTGATGAAGCCTTTTAAACTGGGGGTGGAAGATGCGGCCCGGGCCGCTGATTTTCTGCAGAACATAATCAAGGAAGGGAGCGTAAAGGCCGAGGATTTAGCGGCCAATCTGGGAAAAGTTGCATCAGTGGCGGCAGCTTCCGGCACGGACCTGGATACGCTTGGCGCAATGCTCGCGGTAATAACCAATGAGACCCAGAATGTTGAGCAGTCATTTACTTATCTGCGGGGCGCCATGCTGACTTTCCAGAAACCTACTGACGATGCAAAGGCGGCTATGGAAGAGTTCGGCATAAAAACGGAGGACGCATCAGGGAAGATACGGCCCCTGATTGATATTTTGGAAGATATTGCGGCTAAAAAACTATCCCTGAACGAGATCATGCGCATTGTACCGGAGAGAGAGGCAGCCCAATCGATCCTGCAAATGGCGAATAGCTATGATGTGTTGCGGGAGAAGCAGGAGAGCATGCGCAGCAGCCAGGGCGTGATGATGGAAGCCTTTGACAAGATGATGGGCACCTTCATCAATCAGGCCAAGCTCATGTGGAACTCCATCAAGGCCCTGGGCATTGTAATAGGGGAAAATCTCCTGGGCACGCTCGGGGATATCGTGAAGTTTGTAAAGGAAGGTATAGACTGGATCCGCAAGTGGGAGGAGGAGACCGGGACGATCAAGCGGTTCATGGAGGGACTGCGGGAGACGGTCCAGGCCAACCTGCAGGCGGTCAGGCAGGCGTTCAATATCGAGACAATAAGCGGGTTTCTCAGGGTGATAATGGAAGCCGTGGGCTGGTTTGCGAAAGCGGCCACATCTATTGACAATATTAAATTAGGATTAACTCTTGCAAACGGTATTTTGAGCGCCATCGTCATCGGCGTGACCGCGATCCACGATAGCTGGAAGCTGATCCAGACTGCCGTGGGCGGGTGGATCGAGCTGCTGCAGCGCGGCTACCTCTGGATAGACGAGAAGATCAACAGGGGGCTGCTCCTGGCCCTCGAGATAATGGACAAGATTCCGCTGGTGGACATGACCGGCCCCATAAAGGAGCTGCAGGAGCGGATTCAGCAGACGCGCATCATGCTTGACGAGCCGTGGGAGACAAAAGGCCCGGAGCTCTGGACCGGCAAAGCCCTTGACGCCCTGGGCAGCGTGCAGGTGCTGATCGATCAGATGGGCACAAAGCCCATCATCCCCCAGGTGGACGCCAAGCCTGCGGTTGACGCAATCGACGCCATAGGGACCGCTCTTGACAAGGCCGCGGCCCAGGGCGAAAAGCTCCCGGATGCCATCAAGAAGGCCACAGAGGAGGCAAAGAAGCTCACGGAGGAGCAGGAGTTCAAGCTCAAGCTGACCCTCATCGAGACCGACGCCCGGGTGAAGATCCAGCAGATGCAGGACGAGACGGATCTGCTGCGGGACAAGCTCAAATTAGAGGTTCAGCTCAATACCGAGGCGGCCAAGGTTGACATGGAGAAGCTGAAGGTGCAGTTTGAAAGCTTCCAGGAGATCACCAAGAGCATCTCGGACGACATGGGCGCACTGGTAAAGGGCATATCCGGCGCGGGATCGCTGCTTGAGAAGTGGGAGATGGCGGATAGGCTGGAAAGGGCACTTGCGATGCAGCAAAAGCTCGTTGACGCCCAGGTCGCCCTGATGGAGGCCCAGCGCCGGGCGTTGGACGACCCACAGAAGCGGGTGCGGGAGCATATCATCCGGGTGGTGGAGGCCGATACCACATGGCTGGCCGGGTTCGTGAACTGGCTTTTGGATCGCATGAAGCTCCAGATCGAAGAGGAAGGGTTTGAGTGTCTGTGCTCAACATAGTAAACAATTTCCGCCCTTCCCGGACGGATCCGGGATCCCTCCAGGAAGCAGAATATTGACCAAAGACAAAGGTTGTCCTCACTGCGGCTCGTGGAACCTGCGGCCCTGCCCGCGCCGGGCGGCGCTCTGGTGCCGGGCATGTAAACGCTGGGTGAATAGACAAGATTTCTCGCTTCGCTCAAAATGACAAAACAGGCCTCCTCTCCCCTTGAGGGAGAGGGTGGGGTGAGGGGTGATAATGGAAAATTCGAAATTCGAAATTCAATATTCGAAATTCTGAGGACTTGATGGGCACGATCTTCTGTCGATCCCTGAACGCGGACTACGGTTTCCTGGAGGTGGGGGAGCCGGAGCCGGCCTCGTATTCCCTGGAGCGCCGCCGCTCGCGCAAGCTCCTTGCCGATGGCGGTGTGCTGTTCACCGACATGGGCCTCTATCCCCAGGATCGCGACCTGACCGTCAACTGCGAGGTTGACAGGGAGACAAGGGACAAGCTGAAGCTGGCCTTTGAGGATGGCGTCCGCAGCTACGCATATGCCGGCCGCATGGGGGTGTTCCACGTGGGGCTTTTCCGCATGGAGCCGCGCTGGAGGGACCGCATCACCGATACCTGGTACCTGACCCTGATCCTCCAGATCGAGAGCGAGGAGACATGAGGCACGACGTCCCGTTCGACGTGATGGTGCGCAACGAGGCCCTGATCGATCAGGTCATGAACGATACGGTCAAGCGGCCCTCGGCAAGGGTCATCTTTTATCCCGACGGGTTCAGCGGCATAGAGCTTCCCTTCACCTCCTTCGAGATCACCCAGCGCGCGGGCGCCATCGATGCGTTCTCCATCACCACCCCCGGCACCGAGGCATTCTGGGAGACTTTAGAGATGAGTCCCGTCGGGGACCGGTTCAAGTTCTTCATAAGCTTCGCGGGCAGGGAGATGCAGATATTCGAGGGCATCCCGGACGAACGCAAGGACACCTGGCCCCAGCCCCGGCCCGTGGCCGGAGCCGGGGGCGCGGCCGAGGGATGGACGGGAGGACAGGACCCGGTGATCATCACCGGCATGGGGCTTCTGGGGCTGCTGAAATTCATCGAGGGCGCTTATTACGGGCCCTGGAATATGGTGGCGGGATCAGAGCCTATCCCATATACGGGATACATCGACAAGCTGATTCTGCATTTTCTGCACAAGGCCGGTCTACATGGCGCCGTAATCGACGGCCCGTCCTTTGGATCCAGCCTGCCATATCTCATCGAGGACCCCCTTGACGTGAATTATTCCGACGGCTACCAGGCCGTGGCGTCATTGGCGGCCAACATCCACCCGGCCGGCATGATGTTCGTCACGCCCAACGGCCACGTGAGGATCAGGTCGAAGAGGCCGGGCAACTTCGCCGGATGGATATTCCATTATTCGGACGTGTTCGAGGAGGACGACCCCGGCAAGGCCCGGATCATATCCTTTGAGCGCTCCTGGCGGAACACCGATGTCATGACGAGGGTCATGGTCATCTGGAAGGAGGACGCGGCCATCGTGGAGGACTCCAGCCTGAAGCTCAACTTCGGGGTGCGGCCCATGACCGCCAACCTTCCGCTGATCGACAATGCCCTTGATGCGCTTGAGGCCGCAGATAAGATTCTTGAGGATGCAAACCGCTGGAGCGTGGGCCTGACCGCCACCATCAATCCCTATCTCCAGATCGGCTCCACCATCAAGGTACACCCCCGCATGGGGCGCAGCGGGCAGGCGCGGTATGTGGAGGTGGTGCAGCGGAACATCAGCGTGAACCTGTCCGGCATGGAGCCGGTGGTGCAGGAGACCCTGACGTGCAGGGCCATCGAGGGGGGCCAGGCGTGGGCATAGGCGTCGTAAAGCAGGACCTGGGCAACGGCCTCTATCTCGTAACCACCGAGGGCGGCAGGGTGCGCAAGGCCTGGTGCGTGGACCTGACGCCCGCGCCCGTGGGCGCGACCGTGGCGATGGCCGATGTTTACAACTGGAACTATGTGCAGAACGTGCTTCCGGTGGTGAACGAGGAGCACCCCTGGGGCCGCAAGGCCACTAACATGTGGAGATTCGCCCGGGAGCTGCCGGCCGCCACGTGTGTCATGAGCTACATCCGGTTCAAGCGCTGGCAGCGGGAGTGCCCGATGTTCTATTACGGGGTGCTGACCAACGTGGACTATGGCGCGGATCAGTGCTCCGTGCGGCTCATCGGCGACAAGAACCAGACCCTCAACAAGGTGCCCGTCCAGTACATGACCTGCAACGCCGCGCCTTTCTCCGCGGGCGACGACGTGGTGGTGGAGTTCCTCCACGGGAGCATGATGGCGCCCCGCGTAATCGGGTTCGTCATGGAGCCTCTGCCCTGCGATTACATCATATTCCGGGACATGCGGCGCTGGTATCGGAACGTCGGGGCCGGGTCCTATGCCTACGGCGACATGGACCATCCGGGAGCGTTCAGCGGCGACATCACCGCCGGGGATCTCTTTAAGCTCAATCCGGCCAGCGGCCGCATCGAGCAGCTCACCTCCGGCCTCTACGGCCGCAATCACGACCTGGATACAAAGGGCGAGTGGATCGTGTTCAACAGGTACAATCACCCCGGGGATAACCCCGCCGTCTCGCCCACCGGCATGTCCATCTGGAAAATCCGCACTAACGGCAAAGACCTGACGCGCGTGGCGGACAGGCTCTACAACCCCGATCACCCGGAGGAGGTGTGGACGACCTTTCTCCACGGCCCGCGCTGGTCAAAGGACAGCGCTCAGATAGCCGTGCCCTGGTCGTCTTTTCTCCTTGCCTGGGACAAGAACGATCCGGATCCGGAGCGCAATTTTTACTATGCCGGGTTCGACGCCGGGGGCGTGAGGTATCCGGCCCTTTCCTGGAAGGCGCAGCAGAGCGCGGCATGGAACAATCCGCCCACGGAGACCGTGTTCTCCACCAGGATCAACGTGCCTCCGTCCGGGAACGATCCTTTTTTACGCTACATGGTCCACCAGGGCCAGGCCGAGATGGGCTGGTCCGCCCTGCGCATCACCCCCTGGACAAGAGGGCACAACGACCTGCATTCGTCCCTGAACCCGGTGAACGCGGACCGTATGCTCATAGAGCGCACGAGCCCGGCCGGGGAGATCATGGCCGTTGAGGACAATGTGAGCCTCGGCGCCATCATCGAGTACGATCCGGACCATCCCCTGGCAAACGAGGACGGGCTGAGGGTGATCCGGGCCGTGGACCCGCCGTGGCTGACCCCGGAGTTCGAGGAGACCGACGACATCAACTGGGCCTGGGGCTACTATGGCTGGCCCTGCTATAACGGCAAACAGACCAAGGCCGCGTGGGACGTGCGCTCCGCAGTGGTGGAGGGATCTCTGACCCGCGCCATACCAGGCGGGATACAGGTTTACGATATCGCCTCCGACGAGGTAGTTTTCACCCTGGGCTGGGGCGTGCAGCCCTGCTTCTGGCAGGCCATATACGGGCTTCGGCCCAAGGAGGAATAGATGGCTCTCGCTGAAAAAAACATACGGTTTTTCCTCTCCGGGGGCGCGGGGAACAGCGACCCCAAGGCCAGCCTTGGCGGGGAGATGAGCACGACCGAGCTCAAGACCAAGAACGCCAGCAAGGACACGAATAATATCACTGGCGTGGTCCTGCGGGACGTGAGCGGGGACTGCCCGGACGGGGCGACCGGCCAGCTCGACTACACGGCTGCCGGGACGCTCCTCAAGTTCAAGAAGCCCGGGGGCACCCTGGGCGCGGGCGTGGACGTGAGTGCAAACGGCGTTTATCAGGTTTATGATGACGACGGGGCCGTGTTCGCCATCGTGGAGGTAACGGCCGCAAGCCTTCCCGTGGGAAACGAGCAGGACACGGTAACAGTGGCCGGGCCTCTGCATTATCTGTTCGACGCCATCAAAAAGAGCGAAAACTGGTATGGCGACGAGGAGCACCGCTGCATATTCGTGGCCAACGACCAGGAGGAGGAGACAGGGACCGTAACCAGCGCGGCAGCGGCAACCCTGACCGATACGGCCCAGTCCTGGGTCGTGGACGAGCACATGGGGCGGTTCGTCTACGTCTATTCCGGGATCGGCGCCGGGCAGGTGCGGCTCATCGAGAGCAACACCGCGGACACCCTGACCGTGTCGCCCGACTGGGGCACGACCCCGGAGGCGGACGATCTTTTCGTCATCTTCAATCTCTACTTCGACGCCAACCTCATCATCGAGACCGAGAGCGAGGGCGAGCTGGACTCCGGCACGGCCACGGCCGGGGCCGCCACCACCCTCGTGGACAGTGGGCAGACCTGGACCGTGGACGTATATGCCAATAAGTTCGTCAGGATCATTTCAGGGACCGGCGCCGGCCAGAGCAGGCAGATAGTAAGCAACACCGACACAACTCTGACCATAAACCCGGCCTGGAGCGTGAACCCCGCGTCCGGGAGCGTTTATTCCATAACCGACAACGTCCTTGACCTGGGCCTCGAGGCCTGCCAGATAACCGCGGAGGCCATCGACAGCGGGGACGGCGGCCAGATCTACGGCGGGACCCTGGAGCATTTTCCGCTGGTGGAGGGGACTCTTGTCATTACCGACGCCCTGGGCCAGGAGACGTTCACCGATTACGAGGGCACCGGGACCCTGGCCGGATCGGCCGGGGGATCCGGGACCATAAACTATGCCACCGGAGTGTGGACCCTGGATTATAACGCCAACCTCGCGGTATCCACCGCAATCCTGGCCAACTACGTCAAGTGGCCCCAGGAGATAGCCGACGAGAACACCGCGCCCACGGGCGTCACGTTCGTCCACCCGGTGGCCGGGGCCGTCCTGACCATCGGGGACCTCTATGGCTCGCAGTATCCCGTGCGCTGGGGGGCAAAGGCCATCTGGCTCAAGTGGCGCGTGCGCAAGGCCGCGGAGCGCGATCCGGCCACGGCCGTGGTGCAGATCAGCGGGCAGGGGTGATAAATGTCCACCACCTGGAATCCGGCCGATAAAAACGCGGCAATCTCCCTCTCAAACGCGAATCTGACCGCAGCGGCCACCAACACCGCCCACAAGATGGCCCGGGCCACCCTCTCCAAAGATGCGGGAAAATGGTACTGGGAGATAACGCAAAACGTCGCGGCCTCGGCATATTCATATCACGGCGTGGCCACGAATCAGGCTACTCTGGCCGGTTTCCTGGGCGCTGACCAATATGGCTGGAGTTACGCGGGCACGGGATACAAGGCCAATGCAAATTCCAGCACGTCTTTTGGGGCCGCGTTCACCGTCGGGGATATCGTCGGAGTGGCCGTTGATATAGACGCCGGGAAGATATGGTTCAGCAAGAACGGCGTGTGGCAGGCCGGCGGCAACCCGGCCACGGGCGCAAATCCGGCATTTTCTAATCTCTCTGGCAAAACTCTCTTTCCTTCAATAAGCCTTTATACAAACACCAACCAGGGGACGGCCAATTTCGGGGCGCACTCCTTCCAGTATCCCATCCCGTCGGGCTTCGAGGGGCTGGAAGTCCAGCCCATAACCAGAAACCTCAACTGCCAGCGCTTTTTACAGGGATATGCGAACCTTTTGTCCATTCTGAACGTGCAGCGGCCGATCCTCGAGAGTGCGGAATATGGCCGCCTGATCAACGTGCAGCGGTTCGTGGACGAATACCCTCATCATCACCAGTATCTCAACGCCCAGCGGTACATCCAGGGCCTGACGGCCCTGCCGCGCGGCCTGAACGTCCAGCGGTTTTTCCAGGGGCTTATTGCCTTGGAGCCGGGCCTGAACGTCCAGCGCCTCATCATGGAGACCCTGGGCGAGTCCCCCAGGGTGTCCGTGTGGGATAGCCTCAACGCTTATCCCGCGCCCAATTTGAGCTTCGGCCTCCTGGCCCCAGGCGCATCAAGCGAGGCTCAGATTTACCTGTGGAACGACCGGGGGGGCCTCTTAGGCAAGTCCCAGACCCTCACGGACGTGGAGCTGGGGATTCTGTGCGGCAACGGCGAGATAGCGGGCCAGGAGGACCCTCTGGGGCAGGAGATCGTTGACGAGAAGTGGCTCTCTGTCAAGTCTAACGGCGTGCTGGGCAGCGGCATTGTGGATGACGCCCAGGCAGCCTACCAGGCTATAGGAGGCTCCGCAAGGCGCTCGATCGGGGACATCCCACCCCAGTGCGCCCGCAAAATCCACCTCAAAATGACCCCCCCGGCGTCCCCTGAAACGATAACCGCCTATGCCCTTCTTGCAGTCTTTTACGAGGTGGAATAAGGAGAGAAGAGAGTCCCGGGCGTGCGACCGCCCGAAACTGATACCTGTTGACCCAGGCATCCCGAAAGATCGGCGCTCCCCTCGCAGCCCTCATGAGGGCGGGGGTAGTATATGTGCTGATCTTGGAAAGGTCAACAGGTTTTATTATGTCTATGAGGTTGCGCTCGCCCATCGCATGGGTGGGCGGAAAAGGATTGATGGTGGGAAAACTGCTGAAGCTGATGCCGCCCCATCGACATTACGTCGAAGTTTTTGGTGGCGGCGCTTCGCTGCTGTTTGCCAAGAAACCTGCGGGAGGCATCGAAGTCTATAACGATCTTGACGAGGGCCTGGTGCACTTCTTCAGAATGCTGAGGGATCCCAAGCTCTTTTGGGAGTTTTATGTCAAAGCCATTTCGACTCCCTATTCGCGCTTGGAATACATCATATCCAGGGCGGAATGGGAGGGCGAAACGGACCCAATCGAGAGGGCCTATAAATGGTTTATCACGGCCCGGATGTCCTTCGGCGGTATTTTTGGGGCTTCCTGGGGATACAGTAGGAGCGCGGTTAGTCGGGGAATGGCTGCGGATTGCTCAAAATGGCTTTCCATCCTTGAGATGCTTCCATATCTTCATGCGCGGTTCATGCGCGTTCAGGTGGAATGCCGGGACTGGAAAATCGTTTTGAAGGCCTACGACGCCCCAGGGACGCTCATTTACATAGATCCGCCTTACCTTCCGAGCACTCTTCGCGATAAGAAAACATATAAGCACATGCTAACGGAAGAGGACCATGTTGAGCTGGTTGAGGCAGTTTTGAACGCTCCGCAGATGATCTTGTTATCCGGATATCCCCATTGCCTTTATGACGGGCTTGAAACTGCCGGCTGGATTAAAGAGAGCTTTCAGGTGTGTTGCTCTTCAATGGGCCACACTCGATTTAATAAGATATTAGGAGATGGCTCGGGCCGTGATAAGCAGCCCAGAACCGAGTGTACCTGGATAAATTATGACATTAAAACAGGCAAGCTGCTAAGCGATTAGTTTTAAGTATTCAATTAAGAATGCCCATTTTTTATCCGATAATCACCTTTGCAATACTTAAAGTTTGCCCCTAAAAACCCCCCGAAAATCAAACGGCGTTTGACAAATAAGCGGTTTATATGCTATAAATCAAACGCTTTTGGGAAGAGAATTTCTCCCAAAATAGTATGCTATTTGTCCCATTCGGCTTCAGCATCGAGCAGCTGGCTGGAGGGGCCCGCCCCGGTCTGGGTCTGGGAGGCATGATCACCAAGGTTA